TTGACCTTTTATTTTTTCTGGGTCACCTTTTATTGCTTCACACACCAATACATCGTTTACAATAAAATCTGCATCTGAAGGTCTTATTAAGAATTTAGATGGTTGAACCATCTCTACTTTTTCATTAAATAATGCTCCGAAAAGTATCTTAAATGCCTCTTCTGTTCCTTTTGACTTATAAAAATCTTTTGCTTGTCTTATAAAATTTGCTTGATTTACGTTTGTATTAATGTTTCTTTCAGCAAAACCTGGCAAAAATTGATTTTTTAATTTTTTTAAAAATGTGTTCAAAAACACATTACTTAGATTAGTAACTCTTGAATCTTCTTTATGTGTGCTTACACCAGTTTGACTAAATGTTAAAAATTCTGGTTGATTAGTTTTTGAGTTATTTTCAATTCCACTAAATCCACGTGTGCATCCTATAAATGATGTTGAACCTATGCCACTATACGTAATAATTTCATCATCAATTTTTAGTAAACCATATTGTCTAGGCCAACCCTTCGTTGACTCTACAAATATTGTCTCCTCATTTGCGTTTGTAAAATTAGTAAGTGAGGTAAAACCTATCAGATTTTCATTATTTAAGAAATCTAATTTTTTATAATCTGATAAGTTATCAGCAATATCAATGACACCTCCCTGAAATTCTTGAGAGATATAGTATTGTCTTAAAAATTCAGAAAATAAAGGATTTTCAACGTCTATGTGTTCAGGTATTTGACCCTGAATTACTTCACTGACTTTTACTTTAGTGATGGATGTCTGTATCATTTATCGTGTTCTACTACCAGATTGGTAACTAGATTGTGGGGTAAACCTTGCTCCTGAGGTATCTGCACCAGAGGATATTGAATCTTTTCTCATAAAGAAGTTACTCTTTGACACTTCAAATTGCAAATACAATTCATTTCTTGCTAATATATCATTAGAGTCTGGAGTTGCCTCTACCTCTATTATGTTATTTGAAAGCACTGTAGATGTTATATTCACAGTATCTATAATCAATTCACCTTTTTTATATTCTACTGTTCCAAAATTATTTGAGATAATTTTTATCGAGTTATCAGTAAGTATTTGAAAGAGAATAAGTTTACCATTTTCACTGTCAATTTTTTGATCAGTGAAAAAACAAGTTCCTGAGACTCCAGACACGTTGAATCCAGTAGACTTTATATTAAAACTATCTTCTTTACAATAGAAAGCGTTTAAGAAACACAACTCATATTGAGTAAATTGGTTTATTGCAGCGATAAGATTTCTTCTTATCCTTACTGTTGTTATGTTAGAGGTGATTGAACTATCAACATTGTCTATCAATGACAATACCTTACTGTACTTAAATCTGCCACCAAATTGATTTAGTTCCTTACCTGTTGAAAAAGATGTGAGGGAATTTATTACAGAAGTTTTTATACTTTCCTCATTTCCTGCAAAATTAGGATTATAATAAATGTAACTATCAATCTCTACAAATAAAAACTTAAGGTCAACAAACGTTGGCACTATACCTGCTACAGAATAACTTTTTAAAGATGACAATATATCTTTTTTAGTAAAGTCAGACAAGAAAGATCCATTTTTAGGTTTAGCTGATATGAACACTCTTCCAAATTGAGGTGGATCTAATTGTTCGCCTCCATACGCACTAACAGACTCTATATTAGAATATATCGATGGTAATATTGCTTCGTAATCAGAGGCAGTTACTGCTCGATGTTGAGATGAGTAAACTCTTGGTGCATAGTACCTTACACTATCAAGATCTTCTATGTCATCACCATTTTCTGATGGAAATTGTGCATTTAAGGTAGCGGTAAATCCATCTAAAATTGCACCATCTTGATCACTAATTGCACCTGCAAATTTGAAACCTGCTACACCATTACCTTGCTTTCCACTTGTTTTAATGTAAGAAACATTGACTATATTTCCAGATTCTAGTTTATCACCAAATACACCATCACCAAACAATAACTCATACCTTTCGTCAGTTGTTTCCTGTAAAAGATATATGTTAGAAGTAGATGTGATACCAATTATATTTTCTGCTAATTTATATTCAGTGCTTGTATTACTTCCAGAACTTTCTAGTACACTTACTCTTATTGTAGAGGTGTCGATATCAGAATTTGGTAATATGAATCTTTGGTTTGGTTGAGAATTATCAATTCTAAATTGGGATTCTAAATATTGTCCTTGACAAATTTCTATGGTTCCCTGTGATATTCCATCAACAACAGTTCCAGTTACTTCTTCTGGTAACGAAAAAATATAATTAGCATTAGATACAGTTCCATTTGCAATTACACCTGATTCAAAAACAATTATTGATGTAGATGTAGATATACCTGTAATGAAATAATCTACTTTAGTTTTTGCAGCAGTTTTTGAGCGAGGAACATATCCAATATTACGTGCTAATGATACAACATTCTCTCTTAATGTAGCAGAGTCAATAAAAGTCTCATTCACCACCATGTTGGTGTTGTATGCAGTGATGTATGAGTTATAAGCAAGAGTGTTTATGAGAATTGAGAGGTTAGAACCCTCAAAATCCATATCTGAAAAATTAGAATTTTCTCTCAAGTAGTCTTTTAATGAAGATTTTATATCTTCAAAATTTAGATTTGTAAATTGTTGAAGTGCCATTATAGCCTAGTTGGTTCTAAGACGAATTGTAAAATTTGAGTTGGTGCAGATAAACCAACGAGATCATAAGATATCCTAATATCTAAAGAATTATTATCAGGTTGTGATTGAACATCAACATCAGTCAATTCCACTCTAGGTTCGTTGTTTGTTATCGTAGTTTCTATTTCTGTTACTATAGGATCAACAAAATCATCGTTGGCAAGCTCAAATAACGCACCAGTTATTCTAGTACCTAACAAATCATTAAAAAATACCTCTCCTAATTGTATTCTTATCAAATTTTGGACAGAACGTTTTATTGCATCCTCATTTTTCAATGCAAGTATATCATTTGTTACTGGATGAGTTTTGAAAGACAAAGATATGTCCTTAAAACCCTGCGAAAAACGTTGGACAGGCACTTGAACGTTTACAATCTCGGTATATTTATCTATTTAGAGGCAAAAAAAGACCTCCTCTGTCGAGAAGGTCAATTAGGATGCTCCGTCGCCTGATAGTCAGTCGGAATCCTGGTCGTCGGTTCCCAGGTATTTAATTTCTATTTCGTCGGGATGAGGGTAACCTGAGTTATAAAACTCGTCGGCAAGTGCTTGAGTAATGTCAAGCATCTCCTCTTCATTAACAGAAGAGAATTCTTTTACTCCCTCAACATATATATCATACTTTTCCATACACTGTAAACATTCTTTACAGGTATCTATATAATTCTTGTTTTCTCATGACCAACACGACATTGAGGGTCACACCAAATTTCAAATCCCGCCTTGATAGCATCTAAGCAAAAAGATACATCTTCACCACACATGTCTTGAACCTCTCCAGATTCAAAAACCTGCATTTGAGGTGCGAACCAAGGATAAGTCATTTCTTTATGCTCGAACACTCCTTTTTTAATTAATAACCAACCAAATCCAGTGTAGTCAACTGTAAATGGTTTTTTGCGTTTTTGAATGCCATCAACCATCTCATGATTCATAACTCCGCCATTTTCCTTGAAGTCATCTTCTTCAAGCCAATGTGCAACGGATGTTGTCTTACCATCTTCAGTCGCATACCAACCAGCAGCGATATCTTTGTCCATACAAACTATTCGATAAAAATTTTCTAGGTTGAAAACAATATCACTGTCAATCCAAAGTTGATAGTCATATTTCAGTTTACCGTCCCATGGTAATTGATCAGGTCCTCTAAGCACATTCGCACCTAAACACTTACATCGTGCAAAGTTTACCATTGATGAGTAATCTTGAGATATTTGAATACTTGCACCACTTTGTACTAAATCAAAACAAAGTTGCACAAACGCTTTTAAAAATATGTAAGAAACACCACGACCAGGCAAACAAAAAACAATGCTTTTACCTTTGATTAATTCTTTTCCTTTTTCTACAGACCACCAGTCTTCCTTTTTTTCTGTAGCGGGTGGAGTGGTTACCACCTTAAATCCTTTAGCCATACTATAGGGTTGCAATCCAATTATATTATAACAGATTATATAGTCTCTATCAACTTAATAAGTTTTTCTGCAATTTTTTGGTGTCCTAAAGCGTTTGGATGATTTCCCTTTGCATGGTAATCACCATAGTAATGATCTCCTATGCCATCCTTTTTATGACCTATAATATCCTCATGAATATATGTTATTGGTATATCCTGACATAAAGGTTTCCACCAACCAGTTCCATTTGCCCCATGATAAAACTTTTCTGGTCTACGAATAACCTCATGAAAATGATCTGCTAAAATAGGGATGAAGGTAATATTGTTTGCCTTACAGTAAGAATCAAAAAGAAAAATATTTTTCCACATATTTTCGACACCAAGAATATCATTATAAACAAACCTATAAAACCATTTACCAGCAGAAAACATTCTTTCTCTCAAATCATCTCTACCTGCAATACCCTTGAGTTTTAATTTTCCATGAGTTGATGTAAGTTGTGGTGTAAACCTATGGGGAAAACCCTGTTTATCAAACCACTCCACTCTTGAGTGTACAGTAAACTGCAATACCACAATATCAAAACAATTGTCTTGTAGATGTTCAATAGATTCTCTTACAATTCTATCGTTACTATTCCCGCAATGAGAAATATTACAGTCTTCAGTCAGAAAATGATTAGAAACTAATTTACTATATCTTTCATTTTCACGATCTTCGAGTTCGTCACCCCAAGTAATTGAGCATCCATGAAACAGTATTTTCATTAAAAAACCTTGACTGAATATTTACTAGAAAACAATTTTGCATCTTCAACATTGTTTACCATTGGTTTTCCACGAACATTCAAAGATGTATTCAACAATACAGGGATTCCTGTCTTCTCATACCAACACTCCAATATGGGTCTCAGAACGCTCTCAGATGTCTCTGGCACTGTTTGTACTCTAGCAGAGTTATCAACGTGTAGACAGGCAGGAATAAGGTCACTCTGCTTACATTGATAAACATATGACATATGCCTTGAATGCTCAGGCATATCAAACCATTCCTGACAATGCTCTTCTAGTATAGCAGGAGCAAATGGTCTAAACTTCTGACGTTGTTTTATTTCGTTGACTAGATCTTTGGTTGAAATTTGGCGTGGATCCGCCAATAGACTTCTATTACCAAGAGCACGAGGACCAAACTCAGCACGACCATTTGCAACACCAACGATTTTATGTTTGAGTATGTGATCGACCACCTCTTCTGGATCCACCGAACCCCTAATGTTACATCCGAGATAGGGAGTAAATTGAACTTTTTTACCATATGCAAGTAAAGCTGCACCTAAAGCACCTCCAGCGTCGCCAGGATTAGGCATAATCCAAAGATTGCACCTTTCCCTTAGTTTTGTATTTACAACACAGTTTAGTGCAACTCCGCCTCCATAGCAAATGTTGTTACTGTATTTTTTAGCAATATCAAATATTTTGAACAATTCCTCTTGAAGAACAACCTCCGCACTTTTTGCTACATCACATGAATCACCTTCTAGTCCACGTATACCTTTATGGTTATTTTTAGAAAGTAATGCTCGTAACTCTTTAGTATAACAAGGTTTTCCGAAGGCTGCCATTCCCATAAAAATATATTCTTCATCTAATGGTCTTAATCCTGCCCATTTAGTCAGTGCACTATACCAAAGTCCTATAGACTTAGGATATCTTCTAGACCATACTTTTTTATATACTGCGGATCCTCTTACCATATTAGCAGTCCACACTGAGGAACAATCCCACTCACCAATGCTATCTACCACCACACACGCAGCGTGTTCAAAGTTGGATGTTTGAAATGCAGCAGCAGCGTGTGATTTATGATGTTGCATATACTTATTAGGTTGCAAAGATAACCGTCTATCTCTCCTCCACGCTTTTTGTCCTGCATATAACTGTCTAGTTCTTTTTGATAACGGGTTTTCGTAAAATGCTACAATGTCATCATGTATATTCAATCCCCTTGCCATGGTGACTGCATTTAAGTTCAATACTTTATCATGCTTCTTTTTTGAGTATCTCTCAGAATGTGCAGCGTAACTAATAGTATTTTTATGAACAACCGCAATTGCAGCGTCATGAAATCCCTCGCTAAACCCTATCATATATGTTTACCCCAAGAACTAGGCAAAGATCCAAACTCTTCTTTCCATTGAGAATAGATTGGGTCCAATTGTTCTCTACCATAATCGTATAACTCTTTTGTTAGTGGTTCCCTTACAGATCCCCATTGATCCTTCAGGAAATCGTATTTAGGTGCATTTTCACCTGCTTCTGGCCAAAAAGCATTCTCATGTATCTTTGTAATAGGATAACCTAAGAAATTGGATAACCTTTCGGTCTGCTCAGTAAAATTATCAGGTTCCCAAAAATCCTCCATCACAATTTGAAGAGTTGGGAAGTATTTGCTGAATTTTTTATAAAACTCAACATAGAACCTTGTACAAGTCTTACGTAGTTCTCCGCAAAACATATCATGTATATTATTATAATGTTTGTCAGTGGGATTGTTAGGGTATAACATACCTTCTTTCAACATTTTACCACTAGGATCATTTCCTGTAAACTTAGCACTAAAATCTGAATATGATCTACGGACTGGATCTCTAGAAACAAATATGCATTTTATATCAAAAAACTCTTGCAATGCAGGCACGTACTTGTCAAGAAATGGTTCTCTCAACCAAGAATTGCCGTTTGTAAAGTCAGCAACTGCCTTATATTCATGTTTGATGTTTTCAT